TTGTTGGCCTATCCCCGCTTGAAGGACAACGTGGGACCCATGCCCAAACACAAAGCCGAGCCTAGCTGGGGGCTTCCAGAGGCCGAGCTTCCATCGCACGTTGGTGAGGCCGAGGAGGGTGAGGCGAAGAGGGGTGCAAGTCCCCGAGCCCAGCTAGGTGACGCAAGTCCCTGGGGAAGGCGCATAGCAGAATGCAGACCCACCCTCCACAGGGACGGCCCCGGGCAACCGGGAGGCGAAGGCGCCACATCTCCCGGGGTCGCTGCCGCGATGTCAGACGCGGCGACTGCCTGGGGCCGGACCCTTAGAGCTCCGCAAGGAGGGTGCACCCTCCCCATGGCCCCGAGTAGCTCAGACGCAGAGCACCAGTCAAGTTGCTGGAGGTCGCGGGACTTGCGCTCCCGCCTCGGGAGCGGAGCCTCAAGCGGCCCGGCGCCGCGTCGCCCCCTTGATCCTCGTCGTCAGCAGACAGCGGCACAGCACGGTTTCGGAGGCCGCGGCCTCGGGGTCGCCGGGATAGCGGATGCGGCCGTTGACGGTGTGCCAGGGCTGTCCCCACTTGCGCTTCTGACCCTGGAGACCGCGGTGGGTGTGGCGGACCCTCTTGTCCCGCGAGGTGTCCCACATGCGCTCCAGCGAGGTCTCGTCGAGGTTGCCCGCGTCGATGGCCTGCTGGTACGCCTCGTTGACCCCCTCGTGGACCGATCGCAGGGCCTCGGTCCGCCCGATGACCTCGCTGCGATACTTGATGTATCTCGCCTGGTAGCGCTCGACCATGCGGCTGACCTGCTCGGGAGTGAGCGGGACGTCCCGCCTGATCGAGGCGTTGACCGTCTGGTCGAAGCGGCCGTCACGCAGAGCCCGGGTGAGGGCCTCGCGGCGCTGCTCCACGGACCCCTCCAACAGTTGCCGATAGTTGATCACCGCGGCCTGCTGCCGCTCGGTCAGGCCGATGCTGTCCCGGAAGGCCCGGGCCATGTCCCTCGGGTTGACCCCCCGGGCGACGCCGTCGAGGAGCGCGAGGTGGGTGGCACGGCGCTGCTCGGCCGTGAATTCGGCGATGAGGCGCAGCGAGTTGTTCTGGAGGGCGTTGACCGCGCGGAAGTTGACGTGGTCGAAGAGGATGACCCCGAGGTCGAGATTGTTCAGGAAGGCGGCCGTGTCCTGTCCCGCGTCGAAGAACGTGACCGTGGACGCGACCCCGACGGCCTGGGCGGCGGCCTGCGTGTAGCGCAGGGCGGTCTCGACGTCCCCGGCGATGAGGAGAGCCTCGATGACGGCCAGGTCGAGGTCCCGGGCCAGGGCCGCAATCGCCGCCCGAAAGGCGCTGGCGATGCGCGGCTCTGCCGAGGTTAGCAGGGCGTCGATGCGCTCGATGGGGTCGAGGGCGTCAGGCACGTGATCATTTCCCGTCTTGTGGTCGACCGTGACGCTCGACGATGCGCTCCGCCGCCATCAGGGTCGCGGCCTCCTGCGCGATCTGACCCCGGCCCCAGTTTATGGCCTCCAGCTCCGCGACCCGGGACTTCAGGTGCACCTCACGCTCCTCACAGGCGAGGAAGCCGGCGATGGCACGGTCTGCCTTCTCGTCAGCCCTAGCGGACTTGTCCTCGGCCGTCTCGGCGCGCTTCACCAGCCTGCCAATCTCGCGCTGGAAGCGGGACCAGTCCTTGTCCATGGCCGCGGCCGTGATGTCCTTCGCCTCGGCCTTGCTCTTGGGCTCCTGGACCTGCTTGTCCCAGTAGCCCTTGATGATCACGGCCAGACCGCCCGCTCCACAGGCGGCGTAGACGAAAGGGAGGAGGGCGCTAATCCCGGTCCCGAGACCCGTCATTTACCGGCTCCTCGGGCGACGCCAACATGCGCCGCAGCAAGGAGCCGACGAGTAATAGACCGACGACCGAAACGACCAGCCCCAAGCCCATTCATAATTCCTACCGCTGCCGCCAGCAGACACTCCCCGGCGAATATTGCATTAGTAGTCACCGTGAAAGCATATTTCTGTCGCTCGTCGGGTGGATCATTCAAGGCTAAGGCAATATTGGCACAAATCGAGAGCGTGTTTAGTGCCACGATGACAATAAGTAAACGGGCCTCGGTCGTCGACTTCTTACGGAAGATGGCCCAGGCGCAGAAGGCCGCCACCGCGGTCATGGACTCAAAGAACGTGTAGGGGCCAGGCCGGGCCGCGACCGACGCGTTGAAGTAGAGGCTGTTGGAGACGACGCAATTGGCCACCAGCCAAATGCCGATCCAGACCAGGTTCCGGTCCCGGGCGGTGAACCAAAGCGCCATCAGGGACAGAGACAGATAGAAGGCTATGGCCGCGGCCTGCGACCAGAAGTGTGGAGGGACCGCGGCCAACACCCAATCAGTCTCCACCGCCCTCAGGGTCTTCGTCCTTGGGGGTCCCGGCCATGGTCTCGGCGATGTAGCCGTCAATCTCGACGACGTCGGCCTTGCTCAGCCCGAGATGCTCGGCATGACAGAAGAGACCCCGGCGCAGCCTCTTGTGGAGGGCGGTGAGCTCCTCGCTGGGCGCCGCGGCCTCGGCTTGCGCGAGAAGGCTGGCAACCTCGATGGCCGTGTGTTTGATGCTTGGCATGACGTCTCTCCCCTCAAAGGTCCCGAACCTGAAGCACATAAGCGGCCGCAGCCGCGTCCCGGGACAGGACCCGGTGAATAAGGTAACGGGTGGATTCAATAAACACCGTATCGGTGTTGCCGCTCTCGGGGACGGCCCCGCCCTCGATGGTGTCGGCGATGAGCGTGACCTTCCGGTCCCCGGCCTTGATGAGGGTCCCGTCGATCTGTGTGGGCGTGAAGTCGTTGATGAAGCCCCGACACTTGTGGGGGACCGGTGCCGAGGAGGGGAGCATGGCCGTGGGGTCGTCCGGGTCACGCACGGGCGTCCCCGCCGGCTTGTACAGGACCGCCGGGAGCATGCGAGGTCCCACGTGCTCGGCCACGAGGGCCGCGACGTCGACCCCGTCGACTGCGAAGAGGCCGTTGCCCATCAGAAGCCCTCCTCGACCCGGCCGTGGTTGATGAAGCCGTGCCAGGCGCATCCCCCGGTCAGCTGGATGGAGCGCGCCCCGCCCACGGGGTCACCGTCCAGGTGGAGGTCGTGGACGCCAGAGCCCGAGAGCGTCCAGCGTCCCGGGAGGGGGTCCTGGTCGTCCGGCACCCCCCTGGAGCGGGACCAACAGATGATCGAGTGCGTCCCGACGGGGCCGGCATTCCGGGTGTAGCACAATGGGCAGAGGAATTGGACGCCCTGGGCCTCGTCGAGCGTCGTGACGACACGCCAATGGTCCGGCTCAATCAAGGCGATGAGTTTGCCTCGCAGGGAGGAGAGGAGGAGCGAACCCATTACGGGCCGAGGTCGACTGGGCTGTGACCATCCCCCCAGAGCCCATAGTCAGACGGGTCGAAGCGCGAGCGCTGGCAGTTGTGGGAGCCATAGGCCGTGCCGCTGAAGAGGGCGTCGTCGGCGCTGGAGCTCGCGCCCAACAGGTCACGAAGCAGGGCGTAGGCGGCCGAGGGGAGGGGCGAGCCCGGGAGCGGGCGAAAAAACTCGACCGCGGGCACGCCGGACCCCCCGACGAGCTTGATGTTGGAGGCCGTCGAGCCGTCGTCGCCTACCGCCGGCTTGGCGATGATGTCGACCGCGAGGAGCGAGGTGGCCTGGGCGACGGGCTCCAGGACCGGGTCGTCCGTCGATGGGACCCCGTCCCTCCAGGACTGGCGTTGGAGCAGGCGCGTCGCGCTGACGATTGCTCGGCCCTTGTCGTCCTCGGCGAGGGCGGCCCAGGTCGCGTAGCGGCTGACGTCGGCGGCGAGGTAGAGGTCCGCGCCGTCCACGTCCGTGTAGGCATCATAGTCCTCGCCGCCGATGGTGACTGTGGCCATCCCTCAGCGCTCCTTGATCTTGATCTTGACCGAGTGGTCGAAGCCCTCACCGGACAACGTGGTGGCGTGGAGGCGGACGACACAATCCGTGCCGGCCGTGCCCCCATTGAGGGTGTGGCGGGTTCCCTGTCCGTCCGGGGCGTCCTCCACGTACCCGGGCTCGTCATTGGAGCTGACCACGTCTCCTGTCGTGGTCTCCGAGATGACGGCTACGACGGGGTTGTCGGTCTCGTGGAGACCGCCGCCGGTGATGCCGGACCAATCGAAGCCGTAGACCACGTCATTATCGTCGGGGTCCTTGGGCGGCCAGACCTTGCTAGCCATCAGCGGCCTCCTTGAAGCACGGCAGGACGTCCGCCCGTGCGATGCGTGTGACCGGATTGGCTACTGCTATTCGCACTTGAACGGAAGCCCGGGCGATGCGCACAACATTGTCTGCAGCCGCGACGCGCGAGCAGGGGACCTGGAAGATGTACACCCCGATGGCGTGGGCGGTCCCGGCGGCCGAGGAGGAGCCGGCCGCAGTGACGATTGTCGAGCCCCCGCCCAAAGAGGCGCCGCTCCCCGACGACGAGCCCGACGAGGGCTTGATGGCTGCTGAGGCGGCCGAGGCGTCGCCGGAACCCGAGGCGGAGCCGTCCGCGGTGGCCAGCATGATCCCCGTGCCCGCAGCCAGTCCCGAGCCTGAGGCGCTCCCGGCCGCGGCGACATCGGCCTGACCTCCCGCGCTCGCCGAGCCGGCACCAGCACTGGAGCCCGCCGCGCCCGCGGTGCTCTGAGCCTCGGCAGAGGCGGCGCCCGATCCAGAGGCAGAGCCGGCCATGGTGGCGGTTGATCCCCCCTCACCGGACGCGGAGCCGGTCCCACTCGCGGAGCCGGCGGCCCCGGCCGTGCGAGCTCCGTCTCCCGAGGCGGAGCCGCTGCCCGAGGCCGAGCCGGCGGACGGCTTGATGACCGCCCCGGACGCGGATGCTGAGCCGCTGCCTGAGGCACTGCCCGCGGCCTCGACCGTCTCCTGGGCCACGGACGTCGCGGCCCCGCCGCCCACGGCCGAGCCCGCGGCCCCGGCCGTGAGCTCACCCGCGCCGGACGCGGAGCCGGCGCCAGAGCTGCTGCCCGCTGCCCCAATGGTCGCTTGACCCGCGCCAGAGGCGGAACCGCTGCCGGACGCGGAGCCGGCGGACGTGTCCACGGCTGAACCGGCACCGGACGCTGTACCCGCGCCAGAAGCCGAGCCGGCGGACGGCGTGAGAGCGGCGGTAACCCCCGAGGCGGAGCCGGCGCCCGACGAGGAGCCCGAGGTCCCGGCGGTCGACCCTCCCTCACCGCTGGCGGTCCCGGTGCCCGAGGAGGTCCCGGCGGCTCCAGAGGTTCTCTGCCCTTCACCAGAGGCGGAGGCTGTGCCGGCAGCGGAACCGGCGGAGCCAGCCGTGGAGTTACCCGTGCCCGAGGCCGTGCCGGCACCGGAAGCGGAGCCAGTGGAGCCAGCTGTGGACCCTCCCGCCCCAGAGACGGAGCCACTCCCCGAGGCCGAGCCGGCGGCGCTCGTGACCGTGCCAGGGGGCTCACTGACCCCGGTGGCGGTTCCCGTCCCGGACGCAGAGCCGGCGGAACCGGCGGTGCGCTGTCCGGCGCCGGACGCGGAACCGGCACCGGACGCGGAGCCCGATGCTCCCTTGAAAGACTGGGCGGTCCCCGAGGCCGAGCCCGTTCCGCTGGCCGAGCCGGCGGCGCTCGTGACCGTGGGGCCACCGGCCGGGGTGTAGGTGATGACGATCACGCCACCGCCGCTGACCCCGCCCGCGGTGGGGGAGCCAACAACAGTGCCCGCCCCGCCGCCGCCACTCCCTCCGTAAGCAGCACCATCTCCGCCGGCCGTTCCCGAAAATCCTTCGTCGATGCCACCATCGCCGCCGGAACCAGCGCTAACTCCAAGATCGACCCAGCCGCCATTGCCGACGCCTCCGGTGGAGCCGCTGGCGGCTCCACCATCTCCGTCCGGTCCGGCAGCGCCGCCGCCGCCGCCTCCAGTAGAACCGGACCGGGCGGCTCCCGTGCCCCCAGAGTATTTTGTGTCACCGATTGAGCCAGCGGCGGTGCCCCCGGCCAGGGCTCCCTCCGCCATGACGGTCGCGGCGTCCACGAACCAAGTGTCGCTGCCGTCATCCGACGGGTCGAAGCACTGAAAAGCCACAGTGCCACTCAAGCCGCTGATGTTGGATTTCAGGGAGTAGGCCGGCCCGTGTCGGCCAGAGCCGCCGTTAGTCCCCGACCCATTAGCGCCAAACCGGCCGTTGCCGATGCACTCGACGGTGTTGGTGTCCGACCAGTCCCCCGGCAGGGTGAGCGGGGACGTATCCGTGCCGTCGAGCGCGAATTGAATGTCACCATTGGCGAGCGTGACGGGGCCTAGCATTCGGCTGCACCCGTCATCGTACCGTAAACGATCAGGAAGGGGTCGACGTCAACCACGGCTTAGACCTCCTGTGGCTGGCGCGGGGGTCAAATCACCCTCCAGGTGTGGGGAGCCCAGCTTAGGCGGGGACCACGGTGTAGCCGCGGGTCAGGACCTCGCCGCCGTGCTGCCACGGGACCTGCTCCTCCAGACGATTGTCACTGGTGACCCGAATGTCGGCAACGTTGGTGTCCGGGTCGAGGGCCTCGATCACGCCGGGGTCGCTGTAGCGCTCACCCGCGATGTCATCAACCGTGCCCCAAACAAAGAGGACGGCGCCGCCCTGTTCTGGGAGTGCCTCGTCTGCGCTCATGTCTTTCTTCCTCCATTCGACCTTAGCCCGCTCACGCGCGGCGAGCTTCAGCTCAAGGATCGCTGTGGGGTCCACGACCCCGTCGGCCGCGGCCTGCTCGGTGGCGGCGAGCATGGCCGCCTGGACGGCGCGGCCGAGGCCCGTCTTGGCTCCACCCGCGGTGCCGGTCGCGGCCGCAATCTTGGGCTCGGGCTTCTCGGCGGTGGGCTTGGTCATGCGGGCGCTCCCATTCTCGTTGAGCCGAAGAGGGACCGGCGCACGCGCGTCCGGGCCTCCAGCATTCTGGTCCTGATCAGGAGCTGGTCCACGACCCCGTCGGCCTGCATCTCGCCCGCGACGTTGAGCATGGCGCGCTGGACCTCCAGGCCGGCGGGACGGAGCTCTGGGCTCGTCGACAAGACGGCGACACCAATGGCCTCGACCACCCCGGGATACATGCGCTCAGCGCGTGGCTGGAGCTCGACGGGCAGCGCGCTCGGGTGGCCCCGCTCGATCAACCAGGCGTGGCTGTAGGCGCGAGCCCGGAAGCTGACCGAGACGGCCTCGGTGCGCGCCCGATGGAGCACAATCTCAGCGTCCGCGTCGCTGCCGATCTGCGGGAGGTGGGGGTAGAGCACGGCCCAGAGCTGACGCAGCGCACCCAGAGCTCCCGTCTCCAGTATCTCCCGGACCTGATTGGCGACGGCCATGGGGCTAGTCCAGCGTGAACGTGGTGGCGGTGGTCAGGCGCGGGATGATGCCGTTGCCGGTCAGAATGGAGGGGCTGATGCCCCCCGACATGATGATCTTGCCAGCGCCCGAGGAGGCCGTGCCCGCGGCGAAGTAGGTGCAGGTGTCCGGGGCGCCGGACCCCGTCGGGAAGTCCGCGTTGGCCGCCAGGGCGGTCGCGCCCCCGGACGGGGCGCTGAAGCCGCCGGTCGTGCGCGCCTGGGCCTTGCGCACATACAGCGTGTAGGCGGTCTCGCTGGTCGTCTGGCTCCCGCCCTCGCCCGGGTCGGCGGTGTGCAGGGACAGCTGGATGTTGGTGAGTGGCGAGGAGGCGGCGTTGTCGGCGATGGTGGCAATGGCGGTGGCGTTGAAGTACAGCGCCAGGATGTCATTCTCGGTGGTGTTGCCAATGGACATCGCGGTCTCCCTTCGCTGCGCCTAGCGCCGACTGATGCGGGTCTCCATAAGCCGAATGGGGGGAGACCGTCCCCAATGAAGGCTTGCTCTATCCCCGATCAGGCCGCGTCGGCCAGCTGCGTCCAGGCCGGAACGGCCGTGGTCCCCGAGTTGCGGTAGACGTCCCCGTTGTCGGTGTCGATGGCGAGACCGCCGGGCGCAATCGTGCCGGCCCCGGTCCCGTCGAGGCCGCCCGCGAGATTGGCCGCGGCGAGCGCGGTGACCACACCAGAGCCGTCGTCCTCGGTCCCGGTGTCGGTTGTCATGATCGTGACCGCCACGAGCGCGTCCGCGGCCGGCGTTGCCTCGACCTCGGCCAGGACGTCGGCGGCCGTGGAGGTGATCACCCCGTCCCCATCGGTGGCCAGATTGACCGTGATGTCGGTCCCGTCGACCTCGACGCTGAGCGCCGCGTCGTCGGCCCCGGGGTCGAGGTAGGCGACCGTGATGTCGTTGCCGTCGGCTCCGAAGTCAACGGCCGTGAAGGTCAGGCCATTGTCGGCGCCGGCCGGGTTGACGTTCCGGGCGGCCTTTGCCGCGTCGACCGGGACCCCAGCATTGGCCATCATGAGACCGAGAGTGTCCGGGTCCGTGGTGTCAGCGGCGAAGAGCTCGGCGAGCATCTCCTCGACCCGCGCCCAGAGCTGGGAGGGCTGCATCCAGGGTCGCAGTGTCTGAAGTCCGGCCATTGTCTATTCCTCCTCAACGCGTGGACCCGGCGGATGGCCGAGCAATGTGGCGAGCAGCTTCTTCACTGCGCTCTGGGCCGCGGCCCCCTCGCTCCCGGGCTTGACGGCCTGCGTCCGGCTGTTGGTCTTGTCCCCCGTCTTGACGGGCTTGTCCGCTGGACCTGCTGCCGGGTCCTCGGGCGGAACGACCACGTTGACCGGGACCCCGGCGCGCATGCGGTCGACGAGGGCCTGGTCCTCCTCGCTGAGCTCGGGGGGCTCGGGCTGGGGCGGCAGGCCGGCGCGACCACGCAGGACGTCGATGGCCGGGTCATCCGGCTGGAGCGTCGCCCCGGCGGTGGCCAGCTGCGAGAGCATCCGGGCGACGGCCTCGACGTCGTTGATGTCGATGTCCTGGACCTTCAGGTCCGGGTAGAGCTCCTTGGGGATGGCGTTCAGATCGCAGGTGACCGAGACGAAGTCCCGCTGGTAGCCGTCCCGTATCTCGCCCAGCGTCGAGGAGACGATGAGGAAGAAGGACCAGAGCTTGGTCATGCCCAAAGCGAGCGAGCCGGTGCCGTCGCTGCCAAGCATCAGGTGCTCGACCCCGAGCAACCGCGCCATCTCCAGGTTGACGCGATGGATGGCCGCGGCCGCGTCCCATTGTCCCGTCGCCCCACCCTGGAGCAGGTCGACGTCCCACTTCATCGTCCCGGACGGGCTCGTGCCCCCGTCGGCGGTGAGGCCCGAGTAGGTCTCGCTGTCCAACACCGCGCCCTTCGCCTTGTTGAGGAGCTTGTTGCGAACGAAGTTGTCTACGGCACTGCGGGCCTTACGCACGCCGGCCAGGTCCATCTTCCCCGCGTCGACCGCGTCGCGCAGCTCGCGCAGGGGGGCTCGGCCGATGGGGATGCCGCGCAGGTCGGTCTCGAAGGCGAGCTCCTCCAGCTCCTCGTAGGCGCGCAGGCGCTCGGAGGAGCGGGTGAGATGGCGCAGGAGCCCGGTGCCCTCGGGGTTGGTGTCGAGGGCGTCGTCAACGAGGTAGATGATCTTGCCCCGCGGCAGGTAGGTCTCGGGGCGGCCGAGGACCCATTGGGTACAGCCCTGCACCGAGCCCCCCTCGTCGAGGTCCCAGCGCTCTATGGTGCCCTGGGGCCGCGCCTCGATGTCCTTCATGCCCACTCGGCCGTCGTCGCGCTTCTTGGCGGTCCACTCCTGGACACTGAACCCCATGAAGCGGTACATCGCGGCGCGGCGGATGATCCGGGACCAGGGCGTCTCCATGTCGCCCATCACGTCCTCGACGAAGTCCGCGGCCTCCTGCGCGCCGGGGAGGGGCTCGCCCTCCTCGTCGAGCTTGGGCTGGACCGTCCACTCCGCGTTGGCCATGAGGTTGAGGAAGTAGCGGATGCCCGCCGCGACGATGACCGTGTTGAGGACGAGCTCGTTGTAGGTGACGTACCGGCGCCGGCCGCGCAGCTGGGGCGACTTCTCCCGGCTGAGGACGTAGCCCTGTGCGTGGAGGTCCTCGCTCTGCGTGCCCGCGGTCGACATCGGGCCGACGGAAGTGGAGCCGCGGAAGCCGGGGAGCAGCTTGGCGATGTCGGTGATCCAGCTCAAGCCTCAGGCTCCTCGTTGCTGGGGGTGCGGCATAGCGCCTTCCGCCCCTCCCCGTCTAGTACAGCGGGTCATCGCTCACTCCGTCCGCGGGCAGGTCCTCAGCGTCCACGTCCTCGATGCCGATGACCTCGCCACCGACGGGGGCGCTCTCCTTCGGCAGGCCGAGGAGGCCAGCGTAGGCGCGGCTCAGCGCGTCGACTTGATCCTTGAACTCTCCCCGCGGAAACGATGACAGCTCGGCGAGGAAGGCGTCGACCCAGACACTGAAGCGCGGACCCTTGACTAGCACGACATTGCCCGCGTTCCACTGCGAGGCGATGGGGATGGCGCGGTCCTCCTTCGACCCGGTCTCGGTGCTGAACACGAAGTCGAGCCCCCTCAGCCGGCCGGCTAGGTGGCGCTTCTGGCTCTTTCCCGACGAGCCCGGGTCCTGCGGGATGTCCTGCTTGACCGTCAGCCCGTCGAGGTTGGCCGTCTCGACGATGTGGGCCTCCGCCTCCTCGATCTCCTTGCGCTCCCGGGTGACGTCGCCGATGTAGATGACGTCACCAACCTCCTTGAGCCGGACCGAGGCGGTGAAGGGGCTCTTCTTCGTCGTCGAGCCCGCGATGTCCCATCCTCGACGCCAGCGGCCGCCGGCCGGCGCGACGTCGACTGCGCGGCGGAGGACCTCCTCCCGGTCCACCTTGAACATGCCGCCTCCGCGGGGCGTCGGCGACTGTTGGAGCTGACCCGAGACCGCGTATTGTCCGCCCCAGCTGGAGAGCGTGGGCTTGAGGTCTCCTTCGAGGTAGGCTCGGTCAAAGCGCTCGGGGAAGAGGAGCTCCCCCTCCACTAGCCTCGGGTCCTCGAAGCGCCGGCCGGCGCCGAGGTCGGTGAAGCACTTCCGGTCCGGCTCGTACTCCATCGGCAGCATCAGATGGGTGTAGCCGAGGTCCGCGGCGAGGACGAGCCCGCTGAGGTCGCGCTCGTGTACCCGCTGCATGATGGCGAGGAAGACGGACCGCTTCGGGTCGTTGATGCGGGTCGGGACGACCTCGGTGAACCACTGCGCGACCTCGTCGAGCTTCGTCTCGCTCTCGGCCGTCTTGACGTTGTGCGGGTCGTCGATGATGAAGCGGTCCGCGCGCTCGCCCGTTCCCATGCCGCCTACGGAGGTGGCTATCTTGAACCCCCGCTTGTCGGTGTCGTAGCGCACCTTCGCGTTCTGGTCGTCGACGAGGTGGAAGCGGTCTCCGAACATCTCCTGATAGGCGTCGCTCTCGATGATCTGCCGACAACGCCGGTTGTCGCGGACGGTGAGGTCCTGCGAGTAGGACGCGCCGATGTAGCGGAGGTCCGGCCGGTTGCGCGGCCCCCACTCCCACGCCGGCCACAAGACGTTCGTGGTGAGCGACTTCATCAGCCCCGGCGGCACGTTGATGAGGAGCTTCTGGATGTAGCCGGCGGAGACCGCTTCGAGGTGGTCGCATATCGCCTCCACCGCCCATCCCCGGACGAAGGGGCGCCCGGGCTCGATGACGGGCCAGAACACCTCGGTGAAGTCGATGAGGCTCCCCGAGGCGAGCTCGTAGTTGAGCGCGCTCAACGCCCGGTTGGGGTTCTTGAGCGCGTGCGTCAGCTTGGTCGAGTAGGAGATGCGCTCCCGGCCGGCGGCCGAGGGGGCGTTGGACTTGAGGCGCCGGCCGTGCGCGCCGGCCGATGCGGTGGCGCTCATCGCGGCGCCTCGGTGCGCAGGTCCTCCAGCTGGTGGGCGATGAGCTCGCCCCCCTCGATGACCGGCGGTGCGGCCTCGCGCCGGGCGAGCTCCTCCGCCTCGCGCTGCTCTTCGAGGTCCGCCATGATAATGGCCCGGATTGCGCGCTTCGCCTTCGAGGTGAGGTTGGCGAAGGCGTCGACCGGCTCCAGCCCGATTAGCCCCGAGTGGTGGATGTTGTCCCGGTAGCGCTCGGGGAAGTGCCCCTTCATGAGCACCTCTAGCATCCGGTCGCTGAACTCCATCTTCACCGGGACCCTCTCCCCAGTGAGCGGGTTGAGCTTCCACTCGGTGACAATCCCGTCGCGCCCGCGGCGGTTGGCCTCGACCTCCAGGCTCTCGCGCCACTTAGCCTCGGCGAGGTTCCATGCGTCGCGCCAGCTATCGTCCCCGGCTCCCTCCATGTCCCTGATTGCGGAGCTGACCACCGAGTAGTAGAAACCGTGCTCCTCGCAACTGCGGTACTTCGCGCCGCTCTCGGCGAGCGAGGCGCAGATGCGCTCGAAGATGGCCGCGGTGAGCTTCGCGGGGACACCCCTCCCCTGCTGAGCCTTCAACGCGCCCTCGTTCGGCCGCTTCGACGGCTTGGCTGTCTTCCCGGTCATCGCCCCTCGGCTTCTCGACGCATGCGGCTCAATCCTTCGCGCCCGGACTAGCCGCATGTCAACCGGCAGTCGACTGGTGTCCATTGCCCAACCGGGAGCACCCCTCCACCAGCTGGAGGTAAGCGCTACCCTCCTCGACCTAAGCCGAACCAAGTCGGCCGGTCCAGGTTTCTGTGGGGTCTACTTAGGTTTCTCTACTTTCTTAATTAGAGAGAGAGATAGATATAGGGGCCACCGGCCGGCCAACACCGGAACCTACCCAAGAAGGTAAGTCGACCTAAGTAATTCCAATGATCGGTGGATCCAATTACCTACAACTTCTCGGGTCCGCTTGGTTCCTGGGCGGAAACGCTTAGCCCTCGACCTCGCCCCAATCAGCCGTCACGTCGAGGCACCAGCCCCTCCCTCGGTCCAAGATGACGAGCCCGGGCCGGCGCCGATTGATCTTGCAGATGATTTGGTCGATGAGGTTCGGGTGCGAGCATCCCTCGGGATAGACCGCGGCCTCCAGCTCACTTCGCGAGGTCGGTGCGCCCGTCGGCTTCGAGCGCATTTGGCGAAGGAGCCTGGACTGGAGCTCATGGAAGCGGACCCGGACCCTCCCCTCCCGGACGAATAGCTCGGTCAATCTCGTCTTCGGCATGAAGGGGAGGTTATTGGGTCTCGGGCTCTCCCCCTAGAGGTAAGAATTGAACGCAATTCAGCCGAAAACGGTGACACCCCCTAGAATGCCCTAGGATGCCGGCTCGTTGACTTATCCCCGTTCCCATACTACGGCCCATCGACCCCCATGAACGTGATTCTTGGAGGAAACGTGGATTTATTCAGTCTCGATACGCAATCCAAATAAATCGCTCCCGGAGCATATTTCCTCTTGACTTATCCCCGCTGCGCGCGTACAAGAAACGAAGAAACCGAGGAGAACACCGATGAAGTCCCCAGCCACCATAGCTTCCATTCTCTCGTTGCTCGGCAACGTCGACCATTCCCGCGGAGGCGGGGAGAACGCAGCGCGGGTCTACGGCGGGATGCTCGAAAGCATCCGCACTCTCGCGACCGAGGCGCTCAAGACCGACGAGCTCGAAGTCCGCGCGCGCACGATCATCGAGGCTGCCCGGGAGAAGGAGTGGGCCCCCAGCCGTCAGATTATCCTCTCCGCCTTTTCGGCTCAGTGGATGTATTCGCTTCCCGTTCATCGCGTCGTCCGTATCGGTTGCGCACTCCACAATCAGCCCGAGAACGACGACGTTACGGCCGGCATCTCGAAGCAGCTCACGAAGCTCGTTCGCGAGGGCTTCCTCTCATCGCGGATGGACCGCGGCGTCCGGGTCTACGAGCTCGACCTCACCCCGAAGACGGAAGGCTGAGGCGATGACCCGGCTCACCACCTACCTCTTCAGCCTCCCCGATTGGCTCGGCTACGCCCACGTGGTCGCGTTCACCGCGGCTCTCGTAGCCGGCCACTCGGTCCTCTTCACCTGACCGAATTATTTTCGCCCGGGACAATTTAGCTCTTGACTTATCCCCGCTGAGCTCGTACAAGAATTAGAGAAACCGAGGAGACGACTATCATGACCGACCACCTTCACCCGATCACCCGCACCGAATGGATGGGCTTCCAGGGCGCCGAGACCTACGAGGACGGCGACCTCCCGCTCTTCGGCGAGGTCCGCCCACTCAACGGCTCGGCCGGTTCCGAGGTTCTCATCGTCGCGGGTCGCGACGCCATCGACATCTACACCGGCGAGGGTCCGGGCGAGGCGAGCTACACCCGCACTTTCCCGTCCGGCATCCCCGGCTCGCTCCAGCGCATCGTCGCGCAGCAGGCCGCGGACCTCATCTTCAAGGGCAACCCGGCTTCGGTCGTCGCCTCGCTCTTCGGCTTCGATTGCTGCTGAGCCCCCTCCCCCTTCGATCTAGGAGACCCGTCATGTCCAAGCCCCTCATCGTCGAAGTCACCCAAGTCGCCTATCATCGCAACGGCATCTCGGGCGTCCCGTTCCATGCCGTCCTCTTCGTCGCCCGGGTCGAAGGCCTGACGCCCGGGGAACGGAGGGAGCGCTTCCTCGCCTCCGTCTTCGACGAGCCCGGCGCGGTCAGCCTCATCTCGCTCGACCGCATCGCAACCGAGGGTGTCACCTTCGGACCGAACAGCTGGCGCGGCGATCAATTCGAGCCCGAGCTCCGAGCCGCCATCTCACAATTCGAGGAGACCCGCTGATGATATTGAAACCCGGGTGAGCCCCCTTCGGCTCACCCTCCCTCTCACTCGGCCGCCGGATTGGAGGACCCGGCGGCCGATATTTATTTTGCCGCCGGACAATTTAGCTCTTGACTTATCCCCGCGCCGCGCGTACAAGAAACGAAGAAACCGAGGAGACCTCCAGTGAAGCATCCGCCCCGTCCCGCCTTCGACCCGTCCGGCTACGAGAGCCCCGAGCTCGCGCAGCTCAACGTCCCGCTCCACCCCCTCGCTTGGGACCTCATCGAGGTAGAGCACGAGATTCACGCCGCGACGAAGGCACACGCGCCGGCCTCGATCTACAACCCCATCGAGGCGCGCTACCTCGCCGCTCGCAAGGCGCACGAAGCGGCGCTCGCTCAGCTCGACATCGACGTCGCAGCCTACTGCGAGCGTGTCGAGGCGGCCGGCGGACTAGACGCCTATCTCGGCCGCTCGGTCGACGACACCTCCACTCAGACGGAGCTTTCGCTATGATCCATCGCATCCTTCATCTCACGAAGAGCGGCGCCAACCAGCTCTATCGCCTTCGCGGCGCACCCGATTGCGACAGCGCGGTGATGTTCGTCCTCGCTCGCTTCGGAGGCGAGGTCCTCGGCGTCGACGCACTCAACGACACCGCCCCCTTCGTCTTCGCCGAGCAATCAATCGGCGAGTGGACACCCCCGCTCCGCATCTTCGCCCGGGCGAACATCGTCGACCCGGCGGCCGAGGTCCGGGAGTTTGCGACCCTCGACGAGCTCGACGCCCGCGGTGGTGGAGGAGACGAGGTCCTCTACGACCCGACGGCCGACACCTTCAGCTACCCCATCGGCAGCGGCGCCTCGCCCCTCAAGAAGGTCCCCAACCCCTACCCGGGCGAGGTCCTCCGCGGCGCCATCGCGGTGACGCACCAGGCCGAGGCCGAGTGGTCCCGATATTGACCAAAACTGGGGGAGCCTGCAGTTTCGCCCCGGAAATGGGGGAGCTTGCAGCTTATCCTAGCGCGAGGAGCGCATGACCATGACCTCCACCTGCGACATATGCGAGCTGCCGATTGAGGCGACGCAACCGCGGTACGGAGCGCTGGGCTTCGGTGATCACACCGGCCCGAAGATCGGCGAGAGCCGACACTACAGCTGCCACACCGCGCGCTACGGCCGGCCAGATAGTCGACCGACGTCTGAGCTCTTCGCGGACCTGCGAGGAGCTATGCGCGGCGCCGGGCTCGACGTGGCCCCCGCGCCTCGGCCGGCGGCGAAGGTCCCTTACGTCACAAAGGGAGAGCTCAACCGCTCGTCCAACGCCGCCCGGGAGTTTCACCTCTACGACTTCATCAGCGAGATGGGCCGGCGCCGGGCGAAGTGCGATTGCCCCTTTTGCGGAACGTCCTTCACCGTCTTCGTCTGGTCGTTGAGCGGAGGAGGGAAGAGATGCCCGACGTGCCGCGCGATGTTCACCAGCTCGGGCTCGGCCTACCCCCTCGTTGGGAACGAGGACCTGTGACCCCCATCCGCTCAAAGTGGATTGACCCGGACTTCCGGCGCGACCCGAAGACGTCGCGCTATTGCCTCATTTGTCAGCGTGACCTCTCGCCGACGCAGCCTCACCGCTTCG